ATTTTAAAAAATTTTCATACTTTAGTAGATGGTCGTAAAAAATATGAAGAAGGTGATATACGTAGAGAGTTAGTTGATTTTAACTTTGATTTAGTTATTTTAGACGAGGCTCATATGGTTAAAAACCCAAGTTCACAACGAACTAAAATAATCAACCAAATATCTGAAAATATTGAACGTAGATGGTTATTAATGGGAACACCAATCGCTAACAGACCCATGGATTATTTTAATCTTTTATTTTTATGTGATTCACCTTTAACCGCTAATTGGCAATTCTTTGCTTTTAGATATTGTGCAGCAAAAAAATTCAATAAAAGGTTGAAGACGGGTAAAATGAAACAAATATGGTTGACAGATGGTGCTTCTAATTTAGAAGAACTTCATAACAGAACTAAAAAATATATTTTAAGAAGGGTTAAAGAAGACCATTTAGATTTACCACCTAAGATTGTATCGCCATATTATTTAGAGATGGATGATGTGAGAGGTTATAACAGTGTGTTTGATGAATACTTAAAATGGGCTGAATCTGAGGGTAAGAGTTTGGGTGCTGGTCGTCATATGGTGGAATTAATAGTTTTACGTAAGTTTATAGCTAACAAAAAAGTAGAACATTCTGTAGAATTGGCTGAACAAGCTATAGAACAAGGTAAGAAGGTTATTATATTCACAAACTTTACGGATTCGTTTAATGCTTTAATGTCACACTTCGGTAAATTAGCTGTGGGTCATAATGGTAAAATGAGTGGTACTCAAAAACAAAGTTCAATAGATAACTTCCAAAACAATGATAAAGTAAAAGTATTCGTCGGTAACCTTATATCAGCTGGTACGGCGATTACGTTGACTAAGGCTGAAGTCGTTATTATGAATGATTTAGATTTTGTTCCAGCTAATCATGCTCAAGCTGAGGATAGAGCATATCGCATTGGTCAGTCATCAACAGTTAACGTATATTATCCTATCTTTGAGAATACTGTAGATACTATGATGTATGAAATGTTAGAGAATAAACGTCAAATCATATCCACAATTATGGGTGAAGAACACGAAGAGATTGATATATCAAAAGATTTTATAAAAAAATTAGGTTATAAATCTAACATATAATTGTTTATATAAGCACCTATTTTATTATAAGGAATCCTAAACTTTTTCAATGGTGGGTTGTATATATTGGTTCCTTCGAATAAGAACAAATCAACCATTTTTTCATCGTAATCAATATCTTTAATTACCCACATGTTTCCATCAGGGGTTTTTTTATAAAATTTTTCTGTATAACCACCATAATAACTTCCTTGGTTAAATGATTGGAAACCTAATCTATCTATTAAATCATTAAATTCTTGGTATTTTTCTAAAACACCTTCTTCTTCTAGTAATTCCATTGATTTTTCTATAAATCTATCAAATTCATATTCAATATCTTCTTCAGCACCACTAGTATCCCATTCATCATAAAAACTATCCGACCAGTACCCATCACTAATCACTGATGACACCTTTTTTAATAATTGGGTTAAGTCCTTAAAGTTATATTCTAATAATTTTTCTTTTGGTATTGTTATGGTTAAACCATCTCGCCAATCAGTTTCCCATTCAACACCAGTTTTATCTAATTCGTTCCATATATAATTGGATAAAATAATCCATCTATTTTTTTGTATCTGATACCCTAATATGGATAGGTAGTTTGATTGTAAGTCATCAAAAAGAGATTTTAATGGTGGGTATTTTAATTCATCTTCAATAGAATTCATTCTATCACTATTAACAATATCTTCAATAGATTTTTGTGAACCAACCAAATTTAATATTTGTTGTAAACCTTCTTTATGTTTTTCATTAATTTTGTATCCAGAATAATTAAATTCATCAGAATCAAATTCATAATAATCATCACCACCATCGTAATTACGACCATAATCTAAAACAGGTTGTACATAATATCTATTATCATCATCAGTATCAACCTTTTCAGACCACTCATCATAGCTCATTTTGAATATAATAGAATCTTTATTTATGTTAACCATACAATCATCATCCGAATCAAAACAAATATCATCATCTTCAAACTCTGAACCCGGTTCAAAAGGGTTAATCTCTTTTGTCCAACCAAAATCATCAAACTCCTCTTTTAATATTTTTTTAATTAAATTTCTCATTATAATAATAAATATCTATTTCTTTAAATTAATTCTAATCTTCTAAAGGCTACCATTAAATTCCACAAAATAACAATAAATGTGTGTATTAATTCAGGTAAAACCAACCCATCAAATATAATAAAACATAATAAAGGCAACCCAATCATTAATAAAGATATTACAAAATGTTTTAACCATTCTTTATATTTTAATGTTTTTCTGTTTATAAAAGCCATCACAAATATAGCCAAGGGATAAGTTAGAAAATATATTGTGGCAAATAAATTGTGGACCAATCGATTCTCCAAATTAAAAACACTTAACATAAACAAAGAAAAACTAATTAACCCAAATAAAATATAAAGGGTTTTTTTATTTTTTAATCGATTATGTAGTTTAGTGAAAAAGAAATTGTTAACGAATATTGATACAGCCAAAATAATATTAACAGAATTCCACAACAAATAATGGGGGGCATCATAACCACCCCAATTAGATAATTGCATTTTACTCAAATCGAGTTTTGTCGCTTCCCAACAAAAAACTAATATAATAAAAAACAATAAAACTGATATTGTTGTTTGGGTGCGTCTGACTCTATTAATTATATCAGACCTTTTTTTCATGTTTTATTTAAATAAACTGGTTAATCTCTTCTTTTAAAGTGGTTATAGGTAAAACACCAGAATGCCTCCAAACAGGTTCACCATTTTTAAATAATATTAAAGTTGGTACACTTCTAACATTATATTTTATCGCAATATCTTTATACAAGTCAACATCTATTTTTACCACATTAAGAGTTTCATTCATATCCGTTTTTAATTGGTCAATGATTGGACTCATCATGCGACAGGGTGTACACCAAGTTGTGTACATGTCAACTAGTGTTGGTTTTTCTGATTTAATTAATTCTTCAAAATTTTCCATATTTTTTACTTTTTACTTTTTACTACCACATCATATTGTTTTTTAATCCAATACTTATTTATACCTAATGTTTTTTCAGCGTGTGACCAACAATCATATGTTATACCATCAATTATTATAAACTTAGAGAAACCATTTTTACCACACTTACCACTACCATTTATTTTTAAAGTTTTTTTTAGGTTTTCAACCCTTTTACTTTTCTCCTCTCCACTCATATTTGACCAATATTTTTTTAATGATTCACTTCTTTTTTTCTTTTGTTCAATAGATTTATCACCATATATTTCATCATAGGTCTTATCTTTATGGTTGTTGGGTAATTCCTTTAATAATTTTATTGTATCAGAATCGTGTTTATAACCAATACAACCCTCACCACCTAATGTTAGATTATAACCAACATTAAATGAGTTGTATTCTTTAATATAAAACTTTTCTAATCTGTACATTTCGTTAGTGTCTTCACAAACATGTATAACTTCAACAGTAAAACTATCTTTACCGTATTTATTTAATGCATCACAGAATTTAGTTTTTGTTTTTTTACACCTACTAATATGTTCATTAAACCTATCTTTAACAGGTTTAATTGTACATCCAATATAACATTTATTATTATGGTCATTCGTTATTTTGTAAATACTACAATTCATAATAATAAATATCACCAAGTAGCATAAAATAACATTTTTATTTATTTATAAATATCTATATTATTGTATTAATTTCTTTTATTTTGTTTGGGTTTAATGGATGTTTAATTGTTTCAACAGAACAAACACCATCTTTTTTATTATTATTGCAAGAATAACAAGATACAATCATATTTTTTTCCTCCATCTTTAAATTATTATATTTTGATTTTGGATAAAAGTGGTCGGCTGTTGCAACATCATTACTGTTAATTTTTTCACACCATTCATAGATTTTTAAATTAGGTTTGCCACAATATTCACAATTTAAAGTACCATATATTGTTTCCATTTTTTTTAAAAAACCAACGTTGAATTGCATTTGTTCCCACTTTTCTTGATTATTTAATCGCCATTTTGGGTTTTTCTCACACATAATTACTTTATTTTTCCGTGAGCATATTTCATTTTATCAATACGTCTCATAATATCATACCCTCTTTTATTGAAATACTTCTCACTATATTCTAAAAAATCACTAAACTCATTAAACTTCTTGAAGAATGGTATATCATATTTTTTAATTAAGGATTTCCAAACTTTATCTAAGTTATCGATTTTATCTTTATAATTTTTTGCCTTAAAGTTTAATAACTTTTTAGCAACATCTCTATAACCTCCTTGGTCGTACTCTGTTTCTAGGTAAGCTGGTGTCTCCAGTTTAGAACCCATATAATAGTATTTTATGATATTAGATATTTCACCAGGTAATGAACCTGAACCCAACACCAATTTTTCAAAATCAGGTGTGTAAATATTTTTAGCTTCCCACCCATCTTTAATACCTTTATAACCTTTACTGATTCTATTCCAATCATCGTAAGCATGTTTAACTT